ACATATGTATGTAGGTCTTTTTGATCGCCAGCAAGAATAACTTGTAGCGAATCCCTAAGTTTGTCACGAATAACCGCAGGTGTAGACGACTTGACCATCTCCAAACCCATAACTTTGATTTTAGGTTTCGCAAATTGCACTCCTTCCGAATTATGAACATTAATAACATATCGTTTCTTGGCAGTCCAGATTGCTTTGTCAGCTAGAACTTCTCGTTTCATTTGCATCTTCTGACCATACGCATTCATGTAGTCAGCAAGTTCATCATATCCTTGATCAATGAATGGCTGAAATACTTCTTCGCAGATTTTGTCCATTGTTTTGATTTTCTGTTCAGTAGTTTTACCTTCACAAATCTTCTCAATCACAACTTGTTCGCCATCCAACGAATGGATAGCTGACCACTGGTGGTAATACCTTCAGCCATACGAATATCAAAGTAACGGAAGTACTGATTACCCATCGCACCATAAGCAGAGTTGAGAGCAATCTTCATTGCCATCTGTAGATTGTTTAGACGAGAGATATCTTTTAATAGATGAACCTTTGTCTTATCGTTTTGGTATTCTTGTTCAACCTTCAACATCTGTTTCTTAAACTTGGAGCGATTTATATACATCTGTTCCATCAACTCAGGCATAAATCCTTTGACGTCTTTACGATAGCACCAACCATTTGCAGTCAGTGTTAAGTCACGACGTTTACAGTAGTCTGTATCAATCTCTTTGTGAAGAAGTTTATCAACTGTCACAGAAATCTTCTCATGTGTCAGAGTTTCTGGACTGATGTTATACTGCATAATCAAGTGAGGATACAGACTGTTTAAGTCAAACGATGCCATCCACTTATGCTGACCAATGAGTGGGTCTTTTACATATGCACCTTCGAACTGTGCATCTTTACCACCATTGGATACCTTCATCGGAATGACAATACCTCTCTTACGTAGATGATTGTAGATGATAGTATCCCACATACGAACCTGAGAATAAACATCTTCAAAGTTAATCTTCGCATTGTATGCCATGGTGAGATGTAACTCAAGCAAACGCATCTTATCTTCGAGTTTATCAACCAACTCTACGTCATGAATGTTATACTCAACAAACTTATCCCAGTAGTTAGTGTAGAAATCTCTGAAGTCAGTTCCAGGATTTTCTTTCTTGCGTTCACCAAGTTCTTCTTGTGCGATGTAATCAAGTCGATATGATTCTTGTTTAGTGTAAGTATACTTTTTATACAACTCAAGATAGTCAAGCTGACTAATACCAGAAATGTCGTAGTGAAGTTCTTCGTTACCTTTGATAAATGTCTTTCGTTCATTAATCAAACTCCAAGGACTGAGTTTCTTGGCAAAGGAATCGCCAAGTTCTCTCGTGATTCGCTTGATAAGATAAGGTACATCGAAGAAGTCAGTATTCCAACCAGTGATTACATCTGGGTAGTTTTGTTGCCACCAGATGATAAAGTCTTTGAGCATTGACAACTCAGAAGTGTATGCTTGATAAGTCACATCGTCACGATAGTTATTGTAAATATCTCCTGTTGGAGAATAACCAAATGTCATGACAGTCTTCTTCTGAAGATCCTTGACAGTGATTAGAAGAATCTCTTCATTGGCACTACGAATATCTGGAAAACCAGACTCTGTGGCAGTTTCAATGTCAATAGTAAAGACACGAATCTGTTCCATGTCCCAGTTGACATCGCTATCATAAGTGTCACTGATATATTGATATGCGTAGTTGGTGTTACCGTAGATAGAAAAACCAGAAACGTCTTCATACTTCTTTACGAACTCTCGTGTTTCCTTAATGGTTCCAGGTTTCATTTCATCAACATACGTACCTTCCAGAGTCTGCCATTTAGACTTGGATTTAGAAGTGACAAAAAGCGTAGGGTAGAAATCTACCTTACGCATATATCGTCTTCCTTTATCATACCCTATGACGAACATCTTGTCGCCATAAGGTGCAACATTAGTATAAAATTCCATTACTTAGTTTTCTCTGCTAGAACTCTGTAACCTTTTCCTGTAGGATGAACACCATCACTGCTCATATGACCCATTGGACGATCGAGAACTACGTCACCATATTCTTGAGCAATACGTTCAATAGCATCTTGTGGAATTGGTTTACGTTCTTTTCCAGGACTAATCCAGAACACACGATCTGCTTTTACAGCAGCACGCATCTTTCTCAATTCTTGTTCAGTCTTAACACCTTTGTGATCGTTTGCACCAAGACTGATGATAAGAGTTTTGGATTGTTTAGTGATTGCTTGCGGAAGATAATCTTTGTTCCATTGCCATGAATTCCATCCGCCTTTCGAGTAACTAACACACTCTGGTCTTGCCATTGATACACCAACAGCAATACTGTCACCTATAATCATACAATCAAGCATTTGATCTCCCATACATTAATTGCATCGCATCCAGTGCACAATCATGGACTGGATGATGCTTTATCACTTCATGTCGTTTAAAAAGAGGATGTTCTACATCTACATATCCATTTGTAGTTCCATACAAAATGTCAACTGCAGTTCTAACATCTCTCCACATATTATACCCTGTAATTTCTTCCAAGCCAAATTGAACTGCCAAGGAATCAATTGCAAGTTGATCTAGTGAACCACGTGCCCACATAGTTTGTTTAAATGCATCTTTCTGCTCTCCCATATATTTGTAGAGTTTAAGTAATGCATTATTAACAGTCATGTCGTCACGAGATGGTTCAAGAGAAACTTTCTTTACATAGTCGTGCTGTTCTTTCCACCAAGCAAGTGTAGATTTAGAAACAGTTCGACCAGCATCCAGCTGTTCCTTCACATTAAACTTAACAAAACATGCAGTGTCAAGTAAGTCTTGATATGTTGGACGTTTCTCTGGATCAAAATGAATCAATGCTGCCGATAGAACGACAGCATTTGACTCAACTCCAAGTGTCTCCACATCGAAGATAAACATTACCAGTCTCTCTTATATCCAATTGGTGTAACAAAGGTTTTCATTTTGTGTTCGTCATCCCATGTCTTACAATAATCGTTTTCTTTATCACACAGAGGAATGATTTCTTCTTTGGCAATTTCACGAGTGCTAACAATAGTTTCACCAAGCCACAACTGAGAAAACTCTTGCATTTCTTCAGTTGTCACAGTATCTGCAGCCCACTGTTCAGCAGTGCAAGGAAACTCACGATCGTTATGGTCATCAGGCACTTCGATAATATAACGCATACGATACTGAGAAATAGTATCAACCAAAACAAATTTACTCATTAATCATCTCCTTAGTAATAGCAAGAGAATTCTTCAGTGCCCTTTCGGCAACACGCAAACCATATTCCATCTCACGTCTTTGTTGTTTCAATAACTGAATCTCTTGTAAGTTTGTTTGATAACTTGTATACAAGTCTTCAGTATCTTTCTTAAGTTTTTCAACCCAAGTAGTAACTTTAATAATAGTCACCCAAGAACCATCAGCAAGTTTAGTATGACCATCACGGATACGAAACTCATCAGTCCACCTATCACCTGTTTTATAATTTGGCATTGGCTCAAACAAAAACAATTCTTGTTCTGATAGTTTGTTTATGAGAAGATCAAAGTCTTTTGTAACCATATCTTTACCATAAAACATTATTCATTCTCCTCATACTCATATTCTTCTTCACGACCATCCATCGCTGCATGAATGTCACAAAGAGTGCGATGCCATCCATCGGTATATCGTTTTCCTGGAGCACCACATTCTTCGCAGGTTTTATAACTCATACTCTCTGCAAACGAGATATAGTTGTAGTGCTTATCAGTTGCAGCCTGAACATAGAATCGAAGTCCACCAAACTTTTCTTTTACTTGAACAGCAACTGGAACCTTTAGTGCTTCTTCATTCATCTTAACGCATGCTTCATCAATTGCTTCTTGCGTTACTGTTTTTGTTCCATAAAGAATATTACCAACACCTGTTTCTAACAGATGTTCATATCTTTCTTTGGCTTGATTATAATCGTTAGCCAGATATGAACAAAGAGTATCAATGATGTTATACCAACCATCACCAACCTCAAAACCCCAACACATTAGTGTGCTACGCATATCTCCATTACGATCTCGAAAGATCAACGGATACTTTGCAACCAGTGCTTCGTCTAATTGTTTTCTCATGATAATTCTCTAGACATTTGATATTGCCAAAACTTATACAACTCTTCATACGCTCGAAGAACTTCATCAGGAAGTTTATTACCCTTACGAATTTCTTCTTCAATCACTCTTCCAAGTGAACGAGCCAATCTAATTTCTTCTAAGTCTACCATATCTCAACTCCAAGTGCGATGGTCTTCTGCTACATGCTCAATACCATCATATTCACTAATGTGCCACTTAACACCATCAGGAACATCTACAATGACTAATTCTGCAGCCCAACCATTTGCTTTCTCTCCAAGTTCTTCAACAACTTGAATAAGAGCAGGATCAGAACGATCCTCAATCATATGATCCCACCAGTAATTGTCATCAGACTTCTCACCAAGATAATAGTCATATTTGTTGAATGCAGAATCTTTTTCTTCCACAATCAAAGTCATACCTTTGAGTTCGGCATAACGCATGATCGCCTCATGAGAAATACCAAAACCACCATAACAACGATTAATCACTACCTTCATTTTCATCTCCCCAAATATGGTGAAATCTATTAAATTTAATTCCAAATGTATGGTGAATGATTTTATCTTTCATCATATCAGGAATTGTGCTATACGGAAATTCTAAAAAGAAAGGACAACCACTATGACCCCACGACTGTGTTTTGAAAAACACCTTTGCGATTGCCATATCTTTCTTACATTTCGGATTGAAAAATCTTTTTGGTCTTGCCCTACTTTCGAGAATCATTATTTGATTACCTTTGAGTTATCTGCAACTTCTTTATCATCACGAATTTCTACAAAGATTGGAAGAAACAACGACTCTTCTCCAGCCTTGTTTTTGATTCGACTATTATACTTCACAGCAACGATTTTGTCAACTAAATTTTCTTTCCAAAGATTCTTGCGATGGTCATCATTGAAACCAGATCCAACATTTACCTTTACAATTCCATCCGATGACTCACAAATAATTGCACCAAGCATACCTGCATACTTACCAGTACCCTCTTCAACTGCAACAATTTTCAGATCGCATTCCAGTTCACCTTTGAATTTAATCTGATGCTTTACACGTTTATCTTCCCAAGTGCCACTCATGTCCTTGAGAATAATTCCTTCTTGTCCTTGTGCAAGCAGTCCTTCAAATAGAGTCTTTGCTTCATCAAGAGTATCTACTTCCCAATTATCGACAAGACCAATCTTTGTGGGCTGGTGCGTATCCATCAAAGTACACAACGAATCAAAACGAGATGAATATGGAACAGGACAATACGCATCAACAAAATATGCATATGGAATCACATCCCAAACAGTTGCATGAACCATTGCTGCTTCTTTGGCAGAGATTGTTCCTTTGTTTGCTTTGTTTAGAATACCATTACCAGTCTGACGATCAAGAATCTTTCCATCTGTTTTAACCAACAGTTCTCCATCGAACACACAATCAATACCATTCGACAGCTTGATAAATTCTGCATCAAGATTACCTAGCAGTTGAATCTCTTTGCCATTGCGTGAACGATAGTCAACGGAAGATCTGTTTTCGTTGTGTTGCACGATTGCGTTGAACCTCATACCATCCATTTTCAACTGAACCAGTGCTGGGAATTTCACCTTGTCTACTAGTTTCTGTTCGTAGCCAGTGCACAGCATCACTGGATACTCTTTGATTAATCCACTCCACACTACGTTTGCGGTTGAGACTTGGACGCCACATTTTAAATCCTTTTGAATGATTCGTTCGATAACTTTAGCGTCATCTGGTGATAGAGATGAGAGCAACATACGAAGATATTCGATTGCTGCATTACCTGTAACAGTGCGAGAAGATAAATCATAAAGTGCTCCAAGTGCATTCTCCAAAGAAGTTTGATGTTTGTCAGTAGTGTACTGAGGAATTTTACGCTGATAGAATTGCGTAAAGGGATCTAATGCCAGACGAATTACCTCACGCAAAGTTTCGTTATCGCTCTGTGCGTTTAATTGCTCGATCTTGAAATTGCGTGAGGTATTCGCAGAAAGACTATCAAGAAATTTGTTTATGTTCATTCATAACTCCATCAATATGTTTACACTTACCATGAAATTTAAAACCAATACAGGTGCACGACATACCATTGTCGGTTTCTTCGACATAATATACATGGTCTTTGCTACCATTAATCTTCCAGCGT